GGAGGGTGCGGTCCGACGCGTCGACATCAACTTCCAGATGCCTCGCCTGAAGGAGGCCATCGCCGACATCCAGCCGCTCCCGATTCGTCTGGCGGTTAATGAGGACAACATGATTGTGGGGGCGGAGACGACGCCGAAACAAGTGCCGAGAGGGACCGGACCCAACAGAGTGCGTGTGGCGCAAGAACAGAAGGAAACTGGGGCGGTCTTGAAGGCCATGTTGCTGGGACGCTCGTTGAAAGAGGTGGTCGGCTCTCGCCTGATGAACCGGTTTATTCAGGAAGGCACCGGGGTGGCCCGGTTTGACGAGGGAGTGGTCTTTGGCGGTAGTGGACTCGGCCTGTTCTACGACAAGATGCTCATGAGTCGGATTAACGACTGGCTGTCGCAGTCAGAGTTCCAAGAGGAAGGGGTGACCAAGGCCGACATCAGGAAAGCGGGAGGATTGATTCAGACGGCGTCCTTCAGGGAAGACCAGCTTGGGACCATCGGCCAAGAGGGTGCGCAGGAATTGCGGTTAGGCGTCAGCACTGCTCGTGGACGGCGTCGGGCTGGTGAGGCGTGGCAGGGTCGAGGGGCCCTCCCGGAGGAAGTGACGCGTTATCACGGTGACGCTGCTCCCGAGGGCACGATGATTCCGCCCGTGATGTATCACTACGTGAACGTGACGCCACAGATGCGCGACACCGTTACGCAGAAGGGCCTTCCGCAGCATTACCCCATTACGCTGACCGAGGGGCAGATTGCGGCCGTGGCCGAGATACTGGACGCCAGTCTCGAGGAGACACGAACGCGGCTCACCGAAGCGGGCTACGTGCTTCCAGAGGTAGAGGACTTTTCAGACCCAAAGACTCGATACGCAGGTGACGTGGATGCCATGTATGACGCGCCGATGGCCGAGGAGGAAGAGCGGGTGGCGAAGAAGGTGGCCCAGTCGCTCGCAGCAGGAGAGCCGCCGGTAGAAGCCGAGGGTCAGGTGGAGGTCCCCGGGTTTGAAGAGAAGATGGACGCCTATAAAAAAGGGGAGAAGTTCTTTCACGAGTATGCGAAGAGGCGGGAGCTTCCTGTGGTGGAGAACGAGGAAGTTGCCGAGTGGATCAGGGCGCAGGAGGATGCTTGGCAGGGCGGTGTCGGCGACCTCGGGGATGCCGCAGCGGCCGAACGGGTCATCTCTGAACTGTCGATGTCCCCGTTTTATAGCGAATACATTGAAGCCTTCCAAGATCAGGTGCGCGAAGCGTTCCCCAACAGGATTCAGGTGTATCGCAGCATCCGCAGAGGACACATCCAAGATCTGGTCGATGGGGAGTCTAGATCAATCTCAGTCACGACCAGTCCTAGCGTGGCAGAAAACTGGAAAGGTCTCGCGGCGAGGGCGGCTAAGGACGAGCAACGGGTGGCCGAGGCGAAGGAGCGCGGGGATTACAAACCCGAGGACTTCGAGCGCGTGGTGGTGGCTTTTGAAATCACCGCTGACGATATTGTGATGCGCGGGAATCCCAGAGAATCAGAGTTTATTATTCGGCCCGGAACAACCGGCTTAGGGGTCCATGAGACGTTTGAAGAGTTGTCGGCCAAAGAAGCGGCGGCGTTAGCTGAACACACCCGGGCGCTCGCAGCAGGAGAGCCGCCGGTAGAAGCCGAGGGGGTAGAGGCGGCCTCCGAGGGTGAGCCAGCGCCGCCTGAAACGGTCGCTCCGGTAGACCAGACGGTGCCACCCCAAGACCTGATTCCGGGAGGACCGGAGCATACGGAAGAGGAGATTGCGGAGGTGTCGTCGAACGAGCCTCCCGAGACCCCGCTTCTCTCGCTGCCAGAAATCGAGCAACTGCTGACGAAGGTCCTGAAGGTGCCCATCAGGGTAGGCGGCTACGCGGGAGGCGCGAGAGGCATTTACAAGGAAGACACCCAAGTCATAGCGACTCGAAAACGTCACGACATTGACGAGATTTTACGACAGGCCGGGAACCACATAGCGCGTCGGGTATTGCGGATTGGTCGGCACCCAAAGACGGGGGCCCTTGACCATCGCGCTCCGTGGTCGGAAGAACTGGTGGATTTGGGACGACGCACGATGCCACCCGGTTACAGCGCGAAGGACTGGTATCTCCGACAACAAGGGGAGTCGGAGTTCTTCAAGCTGTGGGCGACGGACCGCGCCGCAGCGCGAGAACTTGCCCCGAATTATTTCAAGGCATTCACCGAGGCGGTGGGACGGCATGAGTTGTCCGAGGGGCTCACCACGGTGCAGCGGGAATTGCACCGCTATTACGAGGCCAACGGCGCGGAGCGGTTCAGGCAGTTTGTCGACTTCGGCGGCCTGAAAGCGGATACCCCGGAGGATTGGCTGGAGGTGTTCGAGACGCAGATGATTCAGGGCCTTGCTCCCTTGAAACGGGCCGTGCAGGGGATGGAGGCGTTGCGGACCGGCGTCAAGTATGGGCGCTACAAAAGGATGCTCACCGAAGAGGGGCTCCCGGATAGCATCGAGGACGACGCGTTCAGGCTGGCGGAGCAGGCGAAGGGGTCGACGATGAAGGCGTTCGTCGCGCTCGAGAGTGGGGTGCGAGACGACAAGGGTGACGTGCGCAACAACGGGGCGAGTGTGCTGAAGGCGTTGAATGCGGCGGTCGAGGGGGTCAAGAGGGCGGACGTCGCACAGACGGTGGAGGACTTTGCGATCTATCTGGTGGCCCGTCACGTCCCGGAAACGAGGGCCCGCGCTAAAGCTGCGAAAGAGGAGTGGAGGGGGCCAAGCGCGAGGGACGCGAAGGCGTTCGTGAGGATGTATGAATCGCCGCAGTTTAAGAAGGCCGCTGACCAGATTGACCTGTTCCAGTCCGGGCTTCTCGACTATGCGGTGGAGAAGGGGCTCATCGACCAATCGGCGGTGGACCGGATGAAGGCCGCCTATGACTACTACGTCCCGATGAACCGGGTGATGGACATCATGTCGGCCAACGCCGTCGGGGCGATGCAGGCGTCCGGGTGGCAGTGGTTCAAGCGGAAAAAAGCCGGGAGCGGTCGTCTGATCATCAACCCGCTGGAAACGATTGTGCGGAACACGCACAAAATGATTACGGAAATTGACAAAAATACGGCCTACGAGGCGTTCGTGCGGCAGGCCGAGGAAGTGGCTGCGGAGACGATGGAGAAACAGGGCGTCTCCGGGGTAGGCCAGTGGATCGAACCGGTGCCGACGCCCAAGGAACTCGCTCGGGTTCCAGCGAAGCGCATCGAGGAGCAGGTGCGCCGCATGGCGGACGAGCAGGGCACGCCCATTCCCAAAGAGTTGAACTTCGCGGGGATGCTTGACTATTTCACGGAGTCCGAGTTCTCGGCCCCAAACGGCAAGAACTATATCCGCGTGATGCGCAAGGGGAAAGCCCACTGGTATCGCATCAACCAGCCGGTCCTCTTCGAGGCGATGACGGGATGGGGCCAGCAGGCCCCGGATTTGCTGGGCACGCTCCTGATTAAACCGGCGGCTCTGTTGAGAACGGCCGCGACCATGACCTTCGAGTTCATGGCCCGGAACCCGGGACGCGACACGCTGGAAGCCTACATGCTGAGTCGGTATGGATTTTGGCCGGTCTATGACACGGCGATAGGGCTGTTCCATGTGGCGAAGAAGACCGAGGAGTATGAGAAGTTCCTCTGGTTCGGGGCTGGCGGACGCACCAACGTGTCGATGGACCGGGACATGGTGCAGACCCATCTCAATCGGATGACGGAAGGTGACCGCCAAGCGTTTGTCGCGTCGGTCGTCTCGCACCCTATGGACGCGATGCGGGGACTGTCCGAGGTGCTCGAGAACGCCAGTCGGATGGGAGAGTTTTTGAAAGGGGTGAAGAAGGAAGGGGCGACCCCCGCAGGCTATCTGGCCGCTGCCTATTCCGCCGCCGAGGTGACCATCAATTTCCGTCGCGCAGGGCGCACCGCCCAGAAGATTAACCAGTATTCCGCGTTCTTCAATGCCGGGGTGCAGGGACGGGTGCGCATGGCCGAGGGTTTTGCGCGGAACCCGCTCCAGTTTCTCATGCGCGGCATGACGCTGAGTGCCCTGTCCATCGTGTCGTGGTTTATTAACCACGACGACGAGGAGTGGCGAGAGAAACTCCACAAGGGCTGGGAGGTGGACGCCTACTGGCTGTTTCCCTTGGGTGTCGGAAAGGGGCACGACTGGGTGCGCTATCCGAAGCCGTGGGATATGGGCACCGTCTTCGGCAACACGGTGGAAGCGAGCCTTGATTACCTCTACGGTCTCGAGGATGGCCCCCAGACCCTCAAGCACATGTTCGGGGACCTTGAGACGCACGCCTACGAGACGCTGGCGTCCTTGGCTCCGACCGGCCTGCTCCCGATTGCGGAGGCGTGGGCGAACAAGAGTGTGTTCCGACGCGGCCCCATCGTCCCCCCGCATAAGACCGGCTTACCAGCGGAGCTTCAGGCGACACGCTATACGACCCAAACGGCTCGGAGACTGGCGAAATTCTTCCGCTTGATGGGGACGCCCATTGCCGCTGCCAAGATTGACAACTTTGCGTCTGGCTTGATTGCCGGGTGGTGGACATTCGGCACGGACTGGATAGTCGACCCCCTCATTTACAAGACGCAGGAGGTCCTTGGCATTGAGGCCCCGGCCCCGAGAGCGAAAACGCTGGCGGACTGGCCGCTGGTGAAAGCCTTCGTGTCGGCTCCCTCTTACCGGGTCGGGGCGGCGAGCGTGACCCAGCTTTACGAGGACATGAAGGCACTTGATGATTTCAATCTAGAAAAGCGGACGTTAGACCGTCTCACCAGCCTCGGACACGCATCCAAGGCAGAGGAACTGAAGGCGCTGGAGAGGCGGCCAGAGAATCTGCGGTTAGACGCCATGGGGGATGAACTACCAGATACTTACGAGGCCGTCGCTGAACTCTCGGCCACAATAGCTGAGGTCGACGACCGGCTGGATTTCACTCCAGAGGAGAAGACCGAGTGGGCGAACTATCTTCTCATGAGGATGTTTGACACTGCGCGTGTGTTATACCAGCGCCCGAGGGTTTATACTGGCACTGGAGAGCAGCCGCATCGCAGGCGGGTGTGGGAAGATTATTACGAGGGCACCGAACCGAAGGGTCCAAAGGGCCTCTACCTTTCGACTCTTCCGAAAGACCCGGTCGAGCCGGGGCCGGTGCTAGGTTGGATCGACAAGGTATTGTCTGGGAATATTGAAGCGCGTCGCAGGGAACGGGCTCGTGAACCACTCACGTATGCCCAAGCGTGGTGGTGGTCGACGGACGAGCTTAAAGACCGCATTCGGAGAGGCGCGAGACCTCCCGCACGCGGGAGCAGAGAGAGGTAACTTATGGCTGGTAACGTCATGCCACAGCCCAAGTTTGTTGGGCTTGATTCCAACGGTGACCCCATCGTCAGCGGGAAGCTGTATGCGTATGCGGCGGGCACCGCGAATGCGCTGGACACCTATACGACCAGTGCGCTGGACGTCGCCAACGCGAATCCGGTGGTGCTCGACAGCGCGGGTCGCGCCACGGTCTACCTGTCGGCGAACGCATACAAGTTTGTGCTCAAGACCAGCGCGGATGTGGAGGTCTGGACACAGGACGCCGTCCAGTCGCTCACGCTTCAGCAGACCTTGGTCGGGGAGACGACACCTTTCTTTGGCGACGCGATGGCCTCGACGGATGCAACCGCGTATCTCAGCGGGACGACAGTGGATAAGCTGATTGATGGCACCAAGGTGCTGGCGCTGGACAGCGCGGACCTGTCAGGAGATTGGGCGCTGCGTGGGATGCTCCGGGTCACGGGCGGCACCGGGACGGTCGGGATTATGAACCTGAGTGACGGAGCCGAGGACACGGCGCTGGTGGAGGTGACGTCAACTTCGACCGCCGGGGAATCAAAAACCTCTGGCACCATCACGTTTGCGGCGGGCGGGGCCAGCAAGGATTACGGGCTGAAAGTGAAATCCAGCGCGAACGGCAATTATGTGTTTGCGTATGGGCTGGAACTGGTTCGCACGGCGTAGGAGTGGAGTATGGCAACGAATAATTTAAGTGTGTCGGGTAGCGCGAACTGGATTGGCGCGGCGTTAGGGACGACCTATCGAGCGATCACCATGCTGCTGGTCCGAGCCGGGACCAATGCGCGACTGCATTTTCGCACCGGGCTGTCTGCGGCAGGGTCTGGCAACTCAGGCTACGCGCTGCAATGCGTGGATGATGACAATGCATCGCCCTCCAATGTTGACCTACACCTGATGTACCGAAACCTCTACGCACACAACGATGTTCGCATTAAGAACGGCTTCAATATTCAGACCACGGCTGATGACCTTTCGTGGTCGGAAGGTTCGTCAGGACAAGTCTTAACCTCTGGCGGCTCCGGGGCGTCCATGAGTTGGGGCGCGGCTGGGGGAAAAGTTCTCCAAGTTTTCACGGTGTCTGAGGCTGGGGATGAAACCACGACCTCCACGAGTTATGTGACAGTTGGCACCTGTTCGCAGGCGTTGACCTGCGCGGCCACCGCGAACAAAGTGCTGCTGATCTTTATGGGAACTGGGCGAATTTCTAGCGCGGTGGGCCATGTGACGTTTTACGCTGACAGCACGGACCTTGGTCCGGTTTCGGGCGATGGGTTCTCCAAGACACAGCTTGACAACACCCAGTGGGCGAACATCTCGCTCATGCATCTCCACGCGCCGTCAAGCACTTCGGCCATTACCTATACGGTACAATACAAAATGAGCGCGAGTGGAACCTTTTATCTGCCAGAAGACTGTCAGGGGACCTTCATCGTGGCGGAAGTCGAGGGATAGTGAATGGCTGAAAAATTACGGGCAGAAGCCCTCAATCTGATTCGCCCCGGAGCCGAGTGGTCGATGCACGAAGACCGAGTGACCGGGAGCTACGAACTAACGTGGCTCGACGCCACGCAGACGAAGCCCTCCGATGCCGAGATTCGCGCCGCGTTTGACACGGTGCGCTGGCAGCGGATTCGCGCCACGCGCAACAAGTTGCTCAGAGCATGTGACTGGATTGGCGCAACGGACACCCAGCTGGAGGCGGCGAAGAAGTCGGCGTGGGAGGCGTATCGTCAGGCGCTTCGTGATGTCCCCCAAACACAAAGCGTCGATGGGGTGCAGTGGCCCACACAACCGGAGTAAGAATTTATGGCAGCAACATGGAGCGTGAGTTCGTGTCATTTTCTGGATGAGTTTGAGGGCCACGAACAAGTGGTAGACGAGGTCTACTACGTCGTGACGGCGGCGAACGCGCCGCCACAGCCATCCGTGGTGGGGCGACATGCGGCGAGTGTGTCACTCAGGCCGCTCGACCTCGACCCCTTTACCGAATGGAATAATTTAACCGAAGAGCAAGTGTTGGGTTGGATTCAATCGACGCTAGGACCGGCGCGTGTCACTGCGATTGAAGCACAGGTGGCCCAGTCTGTGTCGGAGGACGCGAACCCCACGCAGGGTGAAGGTCTTCCGTGGTAGATAAGGAGTAAATGCAAATGCAATCTCAAGGAACTTTTCAGACGACGTTGCTCTCGGCGGTAGCTACCGACGAAACGACGTCACAGGCTGTCGAAATCAACGACAGCTTGGACCTGTCGCTTTTTATAGAGTGGAGCGCCGGTACAAGCGCTGGAAATATCGTTTTTGAAGAGGCGTATGCCCCAAATACAACCGGGGTATGGTCACAGATCAGCGCCACGGCGTGGTCAGTCGCTTCAAGCACTGATGTCATCCATAACATTGGTCGGTGGCGCAGTGTCCGGGCGCGTGTTGAGACAGCCGTAGCTGGTGGCACCGTCACGGTGTATCTGGCTGGCGCAAGGAGGGGATGATGGGAACTTCAGTATTTCCCGGCGGAACGACGGAAACGTGGAACGACCTAAGCGTCCTGACAACGCGAGGGGACGTTCTGTATGGCTCAAGCGGGAGTCCGAAAGGCACCCGGCTTGGCGTAGGGGGAGCATCCGAAGTCCTTACCAGCGATGGCACGGATGTGGCGTGGGCGGCTGCTGGTGGTGGTGGCTTCTCGGAGTTCGTGTTGGCCTATAACGAAAGCGCGATCTCCTGTGCCAATACGACCATGACGCCGATCCTCTGCGATGCCGAGAAACTCGACTCGGA